AGCATAACCAAATACTCTAGCATTATCAAATACTGCAGCATAACCAGATACTACAGCATTACCAGATACTGCAGCATTACCAGATACTGCAGAATCACCTGATACTTCAGCATAACCAGATACTCTAGCATTATCAAATACTCTAGCGTTACCAGATACTCTAGCGTTACCAGATACTGCAGCATAACCAGATACTACAGCATTACCAGATACTTCAGCATTATCAGACACTACAGCATAACCAAACACTCTAGCATTATCAAATACTGCAGCATAACCAGATACTCTAGCATCACCAGATACTGCAGCATAACCAAATACTCTAGCATCACCAGATACTGCAGCATAACCAAATACTTTAGCATTATCAAAAACATTTTTCATAGTGCATCCTCCTTGTTAATTGTGCAGGGGTCTCCCTAGCATGATGATAGATAGACTACTAAATAGGAGCATGGCTCCGCCACTGTAAAAAGGCCCCATCAAATACATGACAGGGCCTTAGGTAGATGCGAAGTATCACATCCTATTAATGGTCGGTTAGGACTTAGGCCGCCACCTGTTCTGGCGTTGCTACCCCAATCTCAAACCCAGCCTTACGAGCGTCGGCAATGATAGCTGCTTTCAACTCATCAGGATTGAAGTCCAAGGTGTATGGGTCTTTCTCATCTGCATCGGCTTCGACAGCCTTATCAATACGCTTCAGTTTCTGCTTAAGAGCAGCAGCCACAATGGCCTTGAAGTTCATCGAATCCAAGTCAAGGCTGAATCCGTTGCGTTCGTCAAGCTCCCAATACGGATTAGCCATAGCGCCTTCAATGTCGAAAGGAACATATGTCTTAGCTGATTCCTTCAACACACCGCACTTCGCACCCTTTTGCGTGACACGAACAGGGCTATAGGTTTCAGACCATTTTAGTAGGGCTTCACGGCGCTGGCCATTAGGCAGTGAGTTATACAGGTTCTGCAACATACGTGCATCACCATGCTGTTCAGCGTGAGCAAGAGCGATGACACCATAGGTGTGAATCTTTTCTTGCAGCTTCGTTGCACTCGTAGCAATCTGCTTATGAGCGGCCATTTGCTGCTTAACAGAAGGCAGTTTGGTCAGGTCGATATTCATTTCTAATACTCCAATAGAAGCGTCACTTTAAGGCTGGGCAGTGACACATGGCCCTGTGGTATCTCATCACTTAGACGAGAATCTCTTGTAATTCCTCCGGTGTTCCGGCTGGTAGCTATTGCTTACTTCAATAGTAACCTTGCGTGGCGTTGGATTGAATTCAAAGCCTGTTGATAATGCACGGTGTTTCTTTGGTGATCGTAACCCCTTGGCATTGGTAATCAACGGAGCCATAGATTCAACACGAGCCAACTGACTAGCATTAGTCCTAATGTCAGTTCTAGGTAAATCATGCGGGTAAGGCGATGATAGATTCTTTTCAATGATTGCACGACGGGTCGCCTTCGCTTGCTTTGACTTGATACGTTCACGTTTACCGGGTCGTTTAGACATGACATACCCTTTCCAATTTCTTGGTGTGCACTGCAATATTAAAGATAAGTAGTGCAGCTAGCTCTTCAGCCGTGATAAGCCCCGCTTGATAGCGTTCAATAGCCTTCATGTTATCGGCTTCCATACTTTTCTCTAAGACCCATGACTTACGTAGTTCAATCAACTCTTCTTCGATATACATAACTCTATCCCTTTATATCCCATAACCATAGTTTGAATGCACCCCTGACACTAATGTCAGAACTACGTCGCTTGAACTCCAACAAGCCGTGAATAAATCCATACATGGTCATACTCTTCTGTTGTTACCACTAGGCACAAGACAAGATACACTTGACCTATGCGCAGCGGTAAGCTACTAACCGTACTAGCCCCCTAAGGATTACCTAGGTCTACACGCGTCACGTGCAGTCAAGACTAGCGTTCCCGTTACCGGGGGTTCCCCTCACATGTTAGCAAGTGTCAGGCAAGGGACTATCCCAAGTGCCATCTACAGCTAGGTGAGGTTCACCTGAACTCTATTAAGTAGCGGGAGCTACACTCCCTATGTCTGGCAAGGTAGGGGATAAACCCCACCCTGTCAAATTACAATCCTGTAACCTAGGATACCCGGAAAGACTTGCGCCCGAAGTATGCCTGTTCCAGAGGCGTAGCCTTGCTACTATTAGCCCGGTGTTCTGCAACCATACGGGCGAGGGTTTCACGCTGTGAAGCGCGGCTCATGGTACGGCTAAAGCCGCTAGGAAGGGTTGTCATGTCTGTATCTCCGTTGTGCTTCGATGAACACAAGATGACACAGGGCAGATGGGAAATCAAATTACAATTGCGTAATGTATGATTAAGTTATACATATCATAATGATACAGACCTTCCCTCGTATGGAATAAGGATCGTGTGCGCGATGGCACGAATGAGTTAAGGAAAGGTTAAGAGATTCAAATGATTACAATGGTTTAATGTTACGAGGATTTAATACTGTGGTGACACACAAATTAACTGAATCTTAAGATGTCAAAGATTTTTTACATGCCTCACTGCCTCTACTCGCAAAAGGTTTAGAAAAGATTAATGTTAAGGACACATGGAGGAATTTTAATGAAGGGGGGTACAAGGGGGGACGGGGGTGCCGTGTATTGTGCATACCACGCGAAGAAATTTTCTCACAGAAATTATGAAAAACACCCTTAGTAAGTGTAAAAAAGGAACTGACTATAGATCTTTCTGTCCCTATTACTTCTTTACTTTCAAGGTCTTATAAAATAGTTTAAGAAAAGGTATTGACTTTTGGTCCAAAGTATGATATAATATGTATATATTAAGTAAGTTATACATAATTAGTATTTCTTCTAGAGTAAAAACACTTGGGTATAAAGACCCACTAAGAAGTAGAGATAAGTTAACGGGGGGTTCTAAGGAACTCCTTTTTATTTATGAGCGATAGCGATTAATTCACTCTCTCTATTCAACTACCTCTGGACAAGGTGGTCTTCTTAGAGTTTCTGGGGGGAGTAATACCCACCCTTAGCCCACCCACTCAGGTTTTTGTCTCTAATGAGCGAAGCGAATTAAAAGATTAACAACTAGGATCACTTTAAATGGTTAAGATTACACCTAAAGAAAAACGGGATTTAAAGAAGAATCCTAAAGCTAAAGATAGGATTGGTAAGACTGGAACTTATCAAGCCTCTAGAGAGAATGATGATTATCTTCGGTCTCTAACTAAACCACAGATTAAAATGAAAGATCGGGTCTATAAGATTGTACCTGAATCTGAGAAAACACTACCTACTATTAAGGCGACTCCTAAACCATATAAGAGACGTCCTAGAAAAGGTGAGAAATGAGTCTGGACTTTAAATCAGCAGGTAAGTCGGGTTGGAGAACTAGGTCTCTCTTTGCTGATGTCTGTCGTTCTTTTAATATGAAAGAAGAGGAAGTAGAAGCTCCATATTGGTTGGAAAGGAATCTAGATAATGATGACCGACCAATAATGCGAACTCACTTCATTGTCTCCGAGGACCCGACAGGGTACGAGACTGCCATCAAGTTCTTTGGGAACTATGAGCACTGGGAGACTATGCTGGAGAAGTGTAGTTGGTTCAGGGAAGCTCATGATAAGTGGCAGAAAGAGCTGCGTATGAGAGAGAAGAGTCAAGCGATCAAGAAGATTAAAGAGATTGCAGAGAGTGATTCGTCTCAAGCGCTAGCGGCTTCTAAGTACTTGGCTACGGCTGACTACGATAAGAAAGACTCCAGAGGTAGACCATCCAAGGCAGAGATCAAGGGTGAGTTGAAAAGGAGTGTAAGACTTATTGAAGAAGATGCGGCAGATGGTGAACGTATTGGAATAAGGATGAACTAATGGCACTTAAAGGTCAGAAGATGTCTCCGGCTGAAAAGAGGGCCAAGAAGACATACAATGCTAAAGCGAAGCCTAAGAAAGATAGAGCTAAAAGAAATAAGGCTAGACGTAGAGCTATTAAAGATGGTAAGGTAAAGAACTCACATAAAAGAGGTGGAGGCGGTGGTAAAGACATCGACCACAAGAAGAAGCTGTCAAAGGGTGGTTCTAACTCAAGAAAGAATACAAGGGTACGTAGTACCTCAGCCAACCGTAGAGATAACGGTAGAAGCAGGAAAAAAACATAAATGGCTAAGCACCCAACCTTTACAGATATTACGTCTAATGGCTTCCAAGCTATTGATGCCTACAACAATAACCTAGACGCTCTAGAGACAGCTTTCAACAATACCCTCAGTAGGGATGGGTCTACTCCTAACTCTATGGAAGCAGAGCTGGACCTCAATAGTAATAAGATCATTAATCTTAAGGACCCTACTGTTGCAGCAGATGGGGCTAATAAACGTTATGTAGATGAAGTAGCTAGTGCTCTAGTTGCTGGCAACCTATCTACTACTGTCTTATCCTATTCCTCTGTAGCAGACCTCAAAGCACTTGCAGGCTCATCCCTCGCTAATGGACAACTAGTCAAGACTAAAGGTTACTACGATGCGAACGACGGGGGTGATGCTCTTTACATTTACACTACTGGTGGGTCTGGCTCAGGTGATGATATGTTTATCATTGATCTCACTGATGGTACAGGCCATTTTGATATGGTCACCTCTGGGCGTAGAGTCTCCCTAGCTGCTTTAGGTGGTAAGTCAGATGGACTGACAGCCTCTGCTACACAGAACAGAATTGCTTTCCAAGCAGCCATTGATGCAGAAGTAATGATCTTTGTCCCTAAGGGTACAGGTGATTACTACGTTAATGCAGCTACTCCACTCGCAGCTTCGGGTACCTTTGCCCAGACAGGTGCAGTTGTAGTTGATGTCCCGTTTGATTGTGTCTTTGAAAAAGGCGCAGTGATGACGCTGGCTTCTCAGCAGTATGTTAATATTATCCAAGTTATTGCTGGTTGCACTAGTTTCCGACTGATCGATGCGGAGATGGATGGAGGTTCTAGCAATTTCCTTATTGGTACTGTGCAGGTAACTAATATCGGCGGTGAAGACTTCCTTGTAAATAACGTGTCTCCTATCCTGTTCAATGGTGGAGATAACATCTACATTGAGAACTTCCGCTGCCTTAGCTCAGTATATGGTGCTATCCAAACAAACCCTTATGTACAAATTGATGACATGGTTATCGAAGGTATGTACGTAAATGGATGTTACTCTGGCCTACACACTAATGGTGATGTAGCAACTGCTGATCGTTTCGTTAGACGCCTCACTGTCAATAACTTCCATGCGGTAAGCACACTTACTGAAGGCATGGACATCAACCGTGGTATTTACGAGTTCAACCTGAACAACCCAATCCTATATAACTGCTACACATACGATAGTGGTGAGTTCCACAAAGAATCTTTAGACATTCAAGACTGTGTTCGAGTTAATATTAATAACCCTATTATTGATATGAATCGCCAAGCAGGTACTGGTCTACGGATTAAAGCAACTAACGATACTCGTGAGATCACAGTAACCTCCCCTAACATTGCTAACTCCGCACTAGTGACTAAACAGAACATGATCTCCACAGCTACCGGAGACTGGACTGTAGCAACTGGTGTAGGTATCTCAGGTGGCGTCCTTACATGGACAGGGACTGCAGGTAATGTAGATGCTGTGCAGACTCAGAATACTGCCTTAGGTGTCTCCTATGACCTAGGTACAAACGATGGCGACACGACCAAAGCCTTTATTGTAGAAGTGCCAGTCACTGTTACATCTGGTACGTTGTTTGTCTCCCTAGGCTCCGGCTCTAACCTGACCAACAGTTCGTACCGCTCTATGGCTATTACCTCCTCAGGTCGCTATACCTTTGTTGTCTTAGGTGATGATGGAGACGCGATTACCTTCAGAGGCGCAACCTTCACAGGTTCTGTTGATCTAGCTGACGTAACTGTCCAAGAGAACGTTGGTGCAGCTATTGCAGTCCAGAACTGTCAGAATGTCACGATCACCAACCCGATGCTTCGCTCAGTGTCTATGGGAATACAAGTCTTTGACCTCGGTAACGATGTAACAGAGTCCTTGTCCATTACTGGCGGTATTATTGATGGTGTCGTACTAGACGGTGTATCAGTTGCTTGTCACTCTAATATCAACTCTGCTGTACAGACAGTAGACAGCGTTAGCATCACTGGCTTGAGCATGTTTGATATCGGACGCTACTGCTATGACATTGGCCGTACAAGAGGTTTTGTTATCAACGGTGGTACTCTGCACGATGGAAGCTCTGCAGTAGAGATGCGCTTCCACCAAGGGTGTGAGGATGGTTTGATTGTCGGTGTCAACGGTAAGAATGATTCTTATGGCATCAGCCTTGATGTTGATCCTACCGGTATCTCCGCTGAAGAGATTGAGATTGTAAACTGTAAAGGTTTTGTCTCTAAGATTACAGGCCAGTTCGATGGTACATCCCTTTCTAATGGTAAGGTTGTTATTGGCCGAGACCCGTTCAGCTATGTTGCAGCCAATGTCACAGAAGCTAAGGAAGTCTACCAAGCTAAGGCTACGCTAATCTCTGAGACCTTCTCAGCAGGCAGTAACCTACCTTTTGTTATTCAACAAGACCGAGGCAACATTGACGCAAACTCAGATGTACGCTTCATTATGTTTGATGAATTAGGTGCAATCTGTAACACAGTCACAGCCCGATTTAACTGGGAGATGATCGGTCCTAATAAATTCCCACTGGCATAATATATGGCTATTCGCACAGATGACTCCCTCACACCTCTTCAATGGAAGTTCAGGAAAGCTGCTGAAGCTGATCTAGAGACTTTCATCAGGCTTATTGCACCTAAGAATGTGATGGGCTCTGTACACCAAGAGTTGTGTGGGTGGTGGACTAGAGAGGAAGCAAGTAGGTTTCAAATCACACTGCTTCCTCGTGACCACGGTAAGAGCCGGTATGTTGCATACAGGGTTGCGTGGCACATCACTAATAACCCAGACTGTCGTATTCTATATGTCTCTGCTACATCAAACCTAGCCGAGAAACAGCTTAAGTTTATTCAAGACATCCTAACCTCTCCTATTTACACCAAATACTGGCCAGAAATGGTGCATCCAGAGATTGGTAAGAGAGAGAAGTGGACTTCTTCTGAATTCAGTGTTGATCACCCTAAACGTAAAGAAGAGGGTGTACGAGACCCTACGGTATTTACTGGTGGTCTTACTACTGCTATTACTGGTCTCCACTGTGATGTAGCTGTCCTAGACGATGTTGTTGTCTATGAGAATGCTTACACAGAAGAAGGTAGAACCAAGGTTAAGAGCCAGTTCTCACTCCTAGCCTCTATTGAGGGTGCTGATGCACAAGAGTGGGTTGTAGGTACTCGTTACCACCCTAAAGACCTCTATGGTGAAATGCTTACCATGCAGTATGAGGTCTATGACGACGATGGTGAAGTAACCGCTATGGAACCTGTCTATGAGATATTTGAAAGAGCTGTTGAAGATCAAGGTGATGGTACAGGTGAGTTCCTGTGGCCACGTCAACAAAGATCAGATGGTCGTTGGTTCGGATTCGATAGACGTGTTCTAGCTACTAAAAGAGCTAAGTATCCAGACAAG